AGCCCTCCAATCATATGGGTTAAACCAAAGCCATAAAAACCCAAACCAGGTAAAAATTTGTAATGTACAAAATATTCTATTCTAGAATACGTTGGATCATCAGGTCTATAATTTCTATAAATAGATAAAATCTCTCCACTACCTTCATCGATAGTTACAATGTATGGAATTTTTATTTTCTTAGCTTTGTCATCAAAGTTTTCATAATCATCTAAGTTTAAATCTACATGCATTTCTAAGATGTTATGTAAATAATCATCACCTGTTCTTTTGATTCCTTCTAACTGATTTAATTTTTTCTGAACTTCATCGGGCTCAGTGTCAGATTCAATTAGTTCTATGTCTCTATAAAATCCTGCTGCTTGTTTTTTAATAACTTCGTTTTGTGTCATCTTGATGACATGTGTAATTCGCTCACAATCTTTTAAATCAGATGCAAAGTAAGGCACCACTAAATCTTCAGCAGGTACAAATTTCGATACCGGTCTATCCTGCATTGCATCATAATATATTTTTTTAAATGTAGATCCTGATAAAGGTAAATAAAATAACATCTGATCCATGTCAGTTGTATAATCTTCCATCTCCTCCATTAGCAGATAGTTCATGTAATCTTTAACTCTTTCGGCTTGTGCTTCAGTTTGAGGTGTCTGCAAGCCAATAACCTGTGTTCTTACAGGACCATCAGATGGAACTAACTCTTTGTAAGCTTGTGCTTGGAACTGTGTAACCGATTCAGCAAGTAACGGATGGGTAACACCACTTGCACCTTTAAACGGTTTTGTAACTTCTTGATACTTCGTTCCTAATAAATCTAAACCTTTGATATAAGCGTCTTCCCATTCTTTTCTAGATAACTTATCTTTTTTGTATTCTTGAACTAATTCTCTAGCCATAGAACTTAGAGTTCGTTCATCCATGAACTCAGCTAGATTCGCATTAAAATTATCTTTTGGATCAGTCTCTTCTACAGTTTCTTCACCTTCAACAGTAACGATTGGATTGTCATCCTCTGCAGGAGTGACTCGTTCCTCTTCAAGTGTATCTTCTTCTGTAAGACTTTCGATATTCTTTTCAACGGCCATAATTAATTGTACCTTATTGGTTTAAACATATCCACTACTAACCCACCCTCACTCTTGTAGGTCTTTTGTGTATTTCTCATAAGTGGGTTTACTTTAATAGCAAATGCATCAAAATACAACCTTGGATCTGAAGATTCCATAAAAGTATATCCATCCATATTATCTGCTCTTGCATCTGAATGAGATATCCTTTCAAATTTTTTGCCTTCCATTGCATGACCTGTTTGGTAGGTATAGTTCTCTTTTTCAATTCTTTTATAAGGAAGTTTTGGATCGGATCTAGAAACTTTTATGGGTCCTGCTTTTGAATTATAAAACCGAGCTGCTTTTTTCATTAGTTCTGGAATCAACGCTTTTCCTTTTTTATTAATACCTTTACCACTTGCATAACCATAAACCTTTTCATTTCCTGCCCAACCTGATGAACTTGCTTTATAATTTAACATATCAAACGGTAGAACGGCTACGTAATCAGCGCCCTCTCTAGCTGCCAACCTCATCAAATATTTCAATGCATGGTCAGAGTATTGGTCAGCATCCACCATTGGAAAATAATCATACTCTGCTCTTCTACCCAGTTGAGTTATCTTTTCTGTGTTACGTGTTAAGTCATCCGCTAATCGATAAGTTGCTGTAGCATCATCTGCTGCTAATGCTTTAGACAATTGATCAGAAATTTTTCTTTGTGAATTCATAAATAATTTTCTTTCAATATCGGCTTGGAAAGGATTTATTCTTTTTATTCCCCCAAGTTGCTCTGCTTTGGTTAAATTACTACTAACTGTTTTTGCAACATCCGATTGTATCTGATGAATGCTTAAAACTTTTTTACCCTCTGGTGTGAATCGTGTATCAAATCTTACGTGATACACTTCGTTTCTTACCGGACCCGTGCCACCGAAGTGAGAGCCTGTTCTAAAGGCTTGGCTGTTTCCTGGAATGGCTTCATCTAAATAAAACACCACTTCACGGTATCCTTGACCGCCCATCAATGTTTGTTCGTTATTATAATATTTAGGTTTATTAATTCCTTGAATAGGTTTGAATCGTTCACTAAATTCACCCATTAATTTATTCACTTCTTTAAAATCTTGTTGATCCGGAAGAAGATCTCTTACCCCTTTTAATTGTTGGATAATCTTTTTTGAGTTTTCTGCAAGATCATTAAAATTATTTTTACTTCTCATAGCAGATTGAATTGCATACATCGCATCTCCAAATCGTGATTCAATTTCTGAAAGTCTTTCAATGTCCCCTTCTTTAAGAGCACTTGTTTCTAAGTCACGATATTTTTTACGCATGCCCTCCATTTGTTTGTAACTTTTTTCTAAGCCATTAAACATACTAGCTGTAACGTTTTCATCTACTCCTGTTTGAAATGTTTTTAATCTATTGATTGGATTAAGTTTAATCATATTACCAACGGTGTTGGCATCTAGTTTTAAACCAAACTTTTTAGCAGCATAGAGTAGGCCACCTGTTAATTCATTGTCTGCATTGAACACCGCTAAATTAGAATCAAATAACTCTTCCTTAGATACATTGACTTCTTTACCTGCAAAAGGACCTCGGTCATATTTAAAACTCTTAACCCCTGCTATAGTTTTTTTAGCAGGTTTACCAAATACTTTAAATTTAATTTCTCTTGATGAAGTTAAATGATCTAACCATTCATCAGCAGTGTATTGACCCCGTCCTTTTTTCATCACCCAGTCATAAGTAGATGAACCAAATGCAGGTGCAACTTTCTCGCCCATGTGTAGTGGTTGTGTTTGATTTAATACAACAGGTGGATTTCTTATTTCTCTTGTCGCTAGTTCTTGTCCGGTAGCCTGTGATGGTTTTGGAGTGTAAGTTATTTGTTTTTGTTGTTGTCCGGTGGCCGGTAATGCGGATTCCTTTTTACCTGCTCGGAGCAACCGTCTACCGAAACCTAATAATGTCTTTAGGGACATTGTCCCTCCTTACGTGATCTTAGTAGGTCTTGTTCTACCTAGTTTGCAACCTCTAGCTTTTACCATAGTGCCTGATTTATAACCCATAGGTCTTTGCATCATGCCACCGCCCATTTTTTTAACTTTAGCTTCATCTCTGTTCTTAGCAGATTTATAATCTTTGTATTGTTTAGCAGCAGCGTATGCAGCAGGTACCATCATAGCACCAATACCTAATGCAGTTCCAATTCTTCCTGGAAGCTTACTTGTTGTCTTTGGATTTTTTTGAAATGGATTAACAGGTTTTGTTGGATCCTTTTTAATTGCTTTACCATCTCTAGCTTTCATAACTTTACCTGGTTTAATAGATTCATCTTGAAGACCCATGCCTCTGCCTTTTGCTTTTTCAGCTTTTAGAACTGCAAAATCTTTTGCATCAATTTTATTTCGTGGTGGAGCTTTAGCAGCTATCTTTTTTTGTTTTGGTGATAGACCGCCTGTTCTCATTTCAGTTGGTTTTATATCTTCTTTTGCGTCAGGTCTATAAATAGTTCTAGGATCTTTACCACCTGGTTTATTTGTTTCTTCACCAGTTCTTGGATCAAATCTTTTTTTAGGTTCAGATTTGTTTGTATCTTTTTTCAAAATTCTAATTGGCATAATAGCTCCTAATAATATTTATATTCTTTTTCTAATTTCATTGGCGGGTCATCCCAATCGTCCGAGTACGTTGAAACAAATCCACCTTGTCGATATCTTAACACAGCTTGGGTCATAGAATCAACATAGTCGTCATACTGACCATTAGGGAACGCAGCACATTCCTCAATAACCTCCTGTGCCCAGTGTTCGTCTAATGGTGCAAATACATTACCAGATTCAAAGACAGGTGCACAGCTATTTATTCTAGTAAATTTATCCCTACCTCGTGCTGGAACATAGTCTACTACAGGGATTCCTGCACGTCTAAGTTCATGAATTAGAGGTTGTCCTGAAGCTTTAGCTTCAATAATTACGGTTTCCGGTTCCCAGTATTGATATTGCTCTAATGCAACATTCTTGAGATCGGGAAAGTCATACCTGCCTTTTACTGCATCCAACAGTATTATCGCTTTCTCGTAACCTTGCACCGGCTCAAAGACACCCCAAGTGGTGATGGCAGAATAGTCTGCAGTTTCTTTTTTACTAAATGCAGTATCATAACTTTGAATGACATGAAGTAATTTTGGTAGATGAGGTTTATCATAATCTTGCCACCACTCCCGTTTGATGATTGCACCTTCTTCAGAAGTTGGATCTTGCATGTACTGAGCATTCCAATTCTTAGTGGAGATGGAAGCTTTAACACCCATTAAATCTTCTTTGTTCCAATACTCA